TTTCAGAAGCGGCAGCGGAGCGCAACCGCACTGAAGAGCGCGAGCGTCAAGCGGCCATGTACCGGGAGCGCGTAGAACGCATTGTGCAGAAGTCTGGAATCCCGCTGCGCTTCATGGGCAAGACGTTTGAAAACTTCCAGGCGGTCAATCAAAAAGCTGAAAAGCACTTGGCCAAGCTGCAGGGCTACGCCGAACTGGTTTCCGGAAATGATCACGAAGGCCGATGCCTGCTGATGCTGGGCAAGGTCGGCAACGGAAAGACTCACTTGGGGTGCGCATTGCTAGCTCAAACGATTCGCACCACTGGTGAGTTCTGCGCCTACTGGACGTTTGCCGAGCTGGTCCGTGAGGTGAAGGGCTCATTCTCCAAGAGCGCTAAACACTCAGAGCAGGACGTGTACGACGATTTTGCCCGGCCTCGCCTCGTCGTTCTGGACGAAGTAGGCATTCAAAACTTCACCGAGTTCGAACAAGCGGTCGCCTATGAGGCAATCAACGCCCGCTACCTGTCTGAGAAGCCCACAGTGCTGATTTCGAACCTTCAGGCGAAGGACTTGCCGCATTGCGTTGGTGAGCGCGTTGTAGACCGTCTGAGAGAGGGTGGCGGCAAGGCGTTGGATTTTGACTGGAAGTCATACCGGCAGGGAGGCGCAGCATGAGCACAAAAACACTTCAGGCTGCCCGTGAGTACATCGAGGGCTGCAAGACCAAGGCCGAGCAATACGAGTTGTCAGATCGCAGCCTGGCTCGAAAGTTCGAGTGCAGCCGTAGGGCATTGCACAAGGCATTGGATGGCCAGCAAACCCCTGGCCTGACCAGCGAGAACGCCAGAACGCTTCGCCAGTGCGTGAAGGAGCGAGACCGGCTGGAGGCCAAAGCCCCGTACCGGAGCAAGGCCCAAGTGGCGAAGATCCACGGCGTGACCGAGTTCGCCCTGAATCGCCAACTGGAAATGATGGGCTGGGTAAATCCGCTGACAGCGCGTAAGCGAGGTGCAGCATGACTCGCATCCCCCAAGACGTAATCGACCACTGCCAAAAACACCCAGGCTGCAAGGGCTGCCCGCTGGGCACCTGTGTAGGCCCGGTGGCCCCGTACCCAGACCCTCGGTGGGATCAATTCTTTGATGAGTGCGTTGAGAAGGTTCGGGATTTGTACAGGGAGGCCGCCAAATGACCTACCAACCCACCCACACCATGAACCACATCATCCACAAAGACCCGGCCCACCGTCACGGCTGCCACAACAGCCCCAGGCCCCGGCATGAGTCAAAGCCCTATGAGATCCAGGACGGCTGGAACGAAGACGGCACCCGCCGGATGGTGAGCCACCAGACCGAGTGGAAGCCAGTGCCGTGCGGGCATACCTGGAGCGATACAGATCCGGCCTGTGAGGGCTGTGAGTGGAGGGATGCATGATGCAAAACGAAATTCTAAACCGCCGAATCCTGCGCGAACTCCGCCGCGAACCCCTGACCAGCACCGAGCTGGCCGACCGCTTGAACGCCAAGGAAAACGACTGCCGCCACGCCCTGTACGACCTGGCCGACATGGGCCGGGTGTGCAAGTCGCTGTATGGCGAGCGGTGGGAGACGACGAGCGGGGGTTATTGTCCGGAGCCGGGAGGTGCTGCGTGATCAACTGGATAGAAGTCAGCTTTCCGCTCCCAATCCCGACGCCCCAGTTTGTCGCTGTCTGGATGATGATTGGCGCGGCGGCACTTATCGCAGTAGTCACAAATCTTTATGTCGTCAGAGGTGCTCGCCGGTACACGAACCCGAGACTTATTGGCTTTCTGCTGATGCTTGTTGCGTGGCCGGTGGCTGTGTGGATTTGGGCTCACAAAGTGCTGCGGGGTTCCGCATGACTCAGCGCAAGCAGATCTCAAAGCGCATCGAAACCCCCGAGCAAGCTGCCATGGCTTTAACGTGGGCTCAGGAAATGACCGCCAAGGCTCTGCAGTCCGGCCCGGTTGAGTGGGTGCTGACCCGCCCGGGCAAAAGCCGGGATCAGGAAGCCCGATATCACGCCATGATCCACGATATTCGCCAGCAGTGTTTCCGGGGCTATTCGGAGGAAGGGGTGAAAGCGGTTCTGGTTAACCAGTTCGCCATTGAGATGGAGCAGGCCGGCGAGCCCCTGGCCAACCCCGGGGAAAAGGTTTGGGACTGGAAAACTCAGGAGCCGGTGTACGTGCGGCCATCCACCAAGAAATTCCGCAAGTCCGAAGCGTCCGCATTCATCGAATTTCTGTTCAGCGTTGGCGCCGAGTACGGGGTGCAGTGGAGCGAAAAGGCCCTGGCGATTTACGACGAAATGAGGGAGGCAAAAGCAGCATGAATCAGGAGATCAACATCGGCACCGGCCAGACCCGCAAGCAAGACAAAAAGCGGCACAGCGCAGAAATCGAATTGCTGACGCGCGACTTTCTGGCCAATGGCGGCCAGGTGCAGGAGGTCGAGAGCCAGCAGGAGCGGCCGTACCGGACGCCGGCCTTCAATCCTTCGGATATTGGCGGGGTGAGTGAATGAAGACGGATGTTGCCATTGGCCAGAGGTACGGTCTGCTTTCTGTCGTCGGCCCCCAGTTCCGAGAGAACGGAAGGTCTCGAGTCCCTTGCCGCTGTGATTGCGGAACAGAAAAGACCATTTACAGGTGGCACCTTGTCAGCGGGCAAACGAAGTCCTGCGGGTGTCTTAGTCGCAAAAGGACGGCGGAGAGGAACAAGACTCACGGCAAAACCGCAACGCCAGAGTACAAGATCTGGAGGGGGATAATTGATAGATGCTTTTACCCCTCTCAGTCCCGCTACGAGCGTTACGGCGGAAGGGGAATAACAATGTGCGAACGTTGGAGGCGTAGCTTTGAATCATTCCTCGAGGATATGGGCGAGCGACCATCTGCCCAGCACTCAATTGATCGCAAGGACCCCGAAGGGAACTATGAGCCAAGCAATTGCCGATGGGCCACGAAAGAGCAGCAGGCGCGCAGTCGCTGCAAAACAAAAAGCTGGGGCTCCGGGGTTGTCGGTGTTACCAAAGTTAGAAACGGAAATTGGGCAGTAAGGATACATGTAAACGGAAAAGCGGTGTGGGTCGGGACATTCAAGGATTTGGATACAGCGATCGCTCATCGCATGCAGGCTGAGGAGGAGCTATGGGGAAGGTGAGGCTTAGGAAATGCCGTCAATGTGGAGCCGAGTTCAGACCCATGAATTCGATGACCGTTGCCTGCTCTCCCTCGTGCGCCTTGGAGCTTGGCAAGAAGGCCGCTGAGAAGAAGGTGAGGCAGAAAGCCAGAGAACAGCGCCAGTGGATCCGCAAGCAGAAGGAGCGACTAAAATCCAGGGGCGATCACCTCAAGGAGGCCCAAAGTGCATTTAACGCGTTTATACGTGAGCGTGACCGCGATCAACCGTGCATCTCATGCGGCGTTTTCAGCCCCGGCGGGGATCCGCGAGGCGGCGTGTGGGATTGCGGTCATTACCGGTCAGTCGGGGCCAATCCTGAACTGCGATTTGAGCCCCTTAACGCCCACAAGCAGTGCAAGCGGTGCAACCGTGATCGGTCCGGAAACGTCGTTGAATACCGGATCCGCCTACGGGATCGGATAGGTGATGAGGCGCTGGAGTGGCTGGAAGGCCCGCACGAGCCCAAGAAGTACACCATCGAAGACATCAAGCAGATCAAGGCCCATTACCGGGCCAAGGTCCGGGAAATGAGGAAGGAAGCGGCATGAGCGAAGCAAAACAAACACTGATACCAGAGGATCTGCGCTGGCTGGCTGAGAATGAGAGCGAGTGGAACCCAAGCCCGGCTTTCATTGACGGAAACGGCGAATCCTTGATTTTTTTGGAAGGAGAAAAGCGCCCCGCCTACTGCCATCCAGATTCATTGGTTGCAGCGAACTCCCCGGAAAAGACCTACACCAAGCAGCAGTGGCGGGACGCACGAAAAGCGTTAGGAGGCGAGCCTGAACCATGGCCAGAAGAGCGAATCAACACAGTAGCTCTCAACGGCGCAACCGGCGACCACTACCCGGAACCCGGCCAAAAGCACGACAGCGCCAAGCCCCGGATGGATCTAATACCGCCGCTGATGGAAATGGAGGTGGCCCGGGTGCTGACGTTCGGTGCTGAGAAGTATTCGGCGAATAACTGGCGCCAAGTGCCCGACCTGCAGCAGCGCTACATTGCAGCGGCCAAGCGCCATATTAATGCGATCCAGCAGGGCGAAGAGATAGATCCCGAGAGCGGATTACGGCACGCGGCCCATGCCGTTTGTTGCCTGATGTTTATTGGTGAGATTGATATGGAGTACGGCCATTGATCCAGCTCCAGGCAATCGTAAACGGCCGGCGCGCAACGATGCTCACCGGCTCAACGATAGACGAGGCGGCCGCCAGTTGCCGGGATCGGTTCGGGGCGAGGTTTGAGGGCTTCGATCTCATCCCGGCAACCACCAAAGCCCGGAGTGTGTGGGGCGAGTATCGGGCAAAGCGGATGAGCCGGGAGCAGGTGGAAGATTGGCTGAAAGAGCAGGACGACGAGACCGAAATCAGGGCAGAACTTAACCGGATGAGGAAGGCGTAAATGGCGAACCAGAAGCGAACCGAAGCAGGCAAAATCGCAAGGCAGCAAGCGGAGCAGGTGGTCGATCTGTTTCTGGACGTACTGCTTTCCCGGGATCAGGACGCCGGCTGGGAAGGGTGCGGGCTGATTGGCAAGCTGGTGGATTTCCGGGGCGAGCTGCCCCAGTCGTCCGGGTTCAGCGGTTTCAGCAAGGTGTACGAGCAATCCAAGTGGCTGCGAGACTGGACAGATGCCCACAAGGCGGCTTGCTTGATTATGGATGACTTGAGCGAGCGCCAGGCAGTAGCCGTTTGCTATGACCGGGCATACCGGGGCCGGACCAAGGTGGCGGTTGACCCTTTTCGCCCGAAAGACCGCGTAGAAATTACCTGGGATGATCGGGCCTGCGCCCAACAGATGGACTGCAGTGTGCCGGCGTTTCGCCAGTTGGTACTGAGGGGGTATCAGTCGCTGGAGGCGAGATTATCATTGGCACGGGCGGCGTAGCGTTGTAGGGCTCAGTCTTTACGGCTATGAGCATTGCGTATAATTTGGCAATCAAAAATTGACAAAAGTGCCCCCACCTATACAACCAAAGCAACGCAGAAAGGAAAGCGCCGTGATTAATTTTGACGTAGTAATTGACAGTAGCGCAGGCATTCAGCTGCAGACCGAGGATGGCTTTATAGGTTATTTTGACGCAAGCCAAATGCCGGAATTGGCTGCATTGGTGTTTGAGATATTGAGTGGTTCAGGAACTGGCGACCTGGAAGGGCTTGGCGAAGAGTGCCGCCTAAAATATGATACCGAAGACGAGGTTTACGGCATTCACAGCTGGTTTTCTAGGGCCGAAGTCATCGAAGATGTTGAAGGGCTCGGCGCCAAAAATCGAATAGACGTTATGAGATGGCTGGATGAGCAGGTCGGGGCGACCGACTCAAAGAGAGGATATTACAGGTTTCTCTTTGAGCTTCGCGACAAGCTCCGCTCTCAAAGGTGATGCACATAACGCCAAGGCTTTGACAAACCGTTATTACAGAGTACACTTCCATATATAAGCGAAAACTCGCTCAGAACAACCGCCCTCCGCTTGGAGCTGGCGGTTTTTTTGTGCCCGAAACATGACTTCTTTCCGGTAATCCCATGCCTTCTATCCACCTTGAGCGCTTCGCCTACGCGCCCGACGGCGTGTTTGGCCGCCTAACGCTACCCGATGGCGAAAAACTCTACACCGTTGAGCGCCCCTGGCTGAGCAACAAGCCGTTCGAGAGCTGCATTCCCGACGGCGTGTACGAGCTACAAAAGCGCGTGTCTCCGGTGGTTGACCGCACCAGTGGCGGCGAGTTTGCCGAGGGCTGGGAAGTCACCAATGTGCCGGAGCGTGAGTACATCATGCTGCATGTTGCCAACTGGCCGGAGGACGTAGAGGGCTGCATCGGCATTGGTCGCGATTACGCTGTGCTTGGTGGCCGCAATGCGGTGACCGACTCCCGCGCCAGTTTCCGTAAGCTCATGCGCTCGCTGGAGGGGGTGGACTCATGGGACTTGGTGATCACCGGCTATCACATGGAGTACCCGTAGCGGCATGAGTGATACGGATCTGATCTTACAGGCTCTTAAGGAGCACCGCGAAGAAACTCGGCAGGATTTGCACGAGCTGCGCACGGCAACCGTGAAAGTGGCTGACGCGGCGGCAGACATGGGCAAGACCATGGCTCGCTCTGAAGAGCGCCACGCTCAGCACGAAGACGCGATGAAGCGTATCGGGCGAAATCTGGACGATCACGAAGACCGGATTCGCGCCCTGGAGTCTGATCAGCCCGGACTGACCGAGTGCCGGCGCCATGCCCGAGAGATTGACGAAATCAAAAATCAGCTCCTGACCAGCAAGGGCAGCGTGGCCGGGGGCTGGAAAGTGCTTACGGTCTTTGGCTCACTGATTCTTGGCGCCGTCGCCATTATCAGCCTGGCCATCAAACTGAAGGTGTTCTCATGAACGTTCCTGTCATTGACGGCATTCTCGATATTGGTGGCAAGGTCATCGACAAGATCTGGCCGGACCCCGCCGAAGCGGCCAAAGCCAAGGCCCAGCTGATCGAGATGCAGCAGCGCGGCGAGTTCAAAGAGCTCGAAACCCGCATGAACGCGATTGTCACCGAGGCAAAGAGTGACGACCCCTGGACCAGTCGCGCCCGCCCGAGCTTCATGTACGTCATGTACGCCATGATCCTGGCCGCCATCCCCATGGGCATTGTGCATGCCGTAAACCCGGATACCGCTGTCGCAATCAGCGAGGGCATGAAGGCCTGGCTATCAGCCATCCCCGAGGAAATGTGGTGGCTTTTCGGTGCCGGGTACTTGGGATATTCCACCGCCCGCAGCGCGGACAAGAAGAACATGCTCAAGGGCATGGGGAAGAAGTAACGAATGCCAAAGCTGAAGTCACCCAAACAAGAGGCGTTTGCTCAGCACTACGTGCTGCACGCGAAACCGGCGGATGCGTATCGCCACGCCTACAAGACTGACGGCATGCAGCCGAACACCATTTATGTGAATGCGTCAAAGTTGCTGCGCGACACTAAGGTGGCACTAAGGGTAGAAGAGCTTCAGCAAGCCGCCTCAGAGCGCGCAGAAAAGCAATTCAAGATTGACGCCGACTGGATGCTCAAGCGACTGAAGTCCATTGATGAAATGGACGTGGCGGACATCATGGACGACGCCGGCAACATTAAGCCCATTCGAGACTGGCCAAAGGTGTGGCGCACCAGTATCAGCGGTCTGGATTTGCATGAAATTCAGGGTGCGGACGACGCATTGACCGTGATCCGCAAGCTCAAGCTGCCGGACAAGGCGAAGAACCTGGAAATGCTGGGGCGTCACGTCAACGTCAAGGCGTTTGAAAACACCGTTAACGTCAAAGTTGATCACGCCGAAGTCCTGGATGCGGCCAGAAAAAGGTTGGCGGAGCGCAAAAGGGACAAGTAATGGATGGGTTCGAGCGGCAGCTTGCGGAAGACATCGCTCAGTTTGTATTCGATCCCCTGGGTTTTGTGCTGTATGCGTTTCCATGGGGCGAGCCAGGCCCGCTTGAGGACTTCCCGGACGGGCCTGACGAGTGGCAGCGAGACCTATTGGACGGCATAGCTGACGAATTTGCCGAGAATCCAGATGCGAGCATTCAGGATGCGACCGCGTCTGGTCATGGCATCGGGAAAAGCGCATTAACGGCGATGGTAATAATATGGGCGATGAGCACGCGCCCGCATTTGAACGGGATCATAACCGCAAACACGTCAAGCCAGCTGTCCACGAAAACCTGGCGAGAGCTTTCGGTGTGGCACAAGCGCGCTATCAACAAGCACTGGTTTCAGTGGACCGCAACAAAATTCTTTCACATTCAGCACCCTGAAACCTGGTTCACAGCTGCGGTTCCAAACAGCGAGCACAACTCTGAAGCGTTTGCAGGTCAGCACGCCAAGCACGTACTGGTCATTTACGACGAGGCGTCCGGCATACCTGACGTCATCTGGGAAGTCTCCGAAGGGGCGATGACCACGCCCGGCGCGATGTGGCTTGTTTTTGGCAACCCGACAAGAAATACCGGGCGATTTCGCGAGTGCTTTAGAAAGCATCGGCACCGCTGGAATAACAGGCAAGTTGATAGCCGCACGGCCCGCATGACCGACAAAAAGAAAATCAACGAGTGGGCGGAAGATTACGGCGAGGACAGCGACTTTTTCCGAGTCAGGGTTCGAGGCGAGTTCCCGCGCATCAGTGATTCGCAGTTTATTGGCGAAGATGTTGTTCGAGAGGCGCAGGAAAGAGATCTGTCGCCACCAACGTATGCGCATTACCCATTAATACTCGGGGTTGATGTCGCGCGCTTTGGTAGCGATCAGTCAGTGATAACGCTCAGGCAGGGGCCAAAAATCCACTATATGCACGCATATCGCGGGCTGGATACAACGGAAGTGGCTGATAAGGCTCGCAGCTTATACCTAGACCAATCAGGGATTGTTGCCATTTGCGTGGACGGCCCCGGGGTTGGTGGCGGCGTGGTCGATCAACTCAAGCGGTTCGGCCTTCCTGTGGTTGATGTGCAGCCGGCAGCAACAGCCCCTGACCCAAAAGAATTTATCAATATGCGGGCCTGGCTTTGGGGGCAAATCAAGATGTGGCTCTTGGACGCAGACCTTCCGTCCGGCGACCGCGAGCTGCTGGATGACCTGACTGGAATTGAGTACGGGTATGACAAGCGGCTGCGAATACAGATGGAGAGCAAGAAAGACATGAAGTCACGCGGCGCCCCAAGTCCTGACAAGGCGGATAGCTTAGCCCTGACCTTTCACCCTATTGATCACCTAATTCGCCAGAGCCGAAGACCGCAAACCGTGCGGCGCCCGCGAGGCAACTGGCTTGCTCACACGTAGAGGTTACCCATGGCCATTCTGGATTCTGACAAGACCACTGTTGATTTAACGCAGCGGGAAGTGGCTGTGATGGTAGCCCGGGCCATTTCCAGATCCGGCCTGCCTGTGCCAAGCGGGCGGTTTCGCAACGACATCGACGGCATTCAGATTGACCCGATCATCATTGAAAAGCGCGTTACCGAGCGTGAGCCAGGGGTTCGACTGCAGTTCGCCACTCAAGACGAGTTCGGGGTAACGCTCAACGTCAATCTTCGGGAGTTTCAGGCCAGCCCGACCGCGTACCTGCACGATATTTTCGAGCACATTCACCCGATGCTCCGCAATGGTGGCCGCCGCCGCAAGCGCCAGCAGATCATTGATCAGGCCATGTACGAGATTATGACCGAAGAGGCCGCCGCGAATGGCTAGTACAGGATTGCTTCAGTATCGCTCCGCCGGTGACATGATGCGCGAAGAGCAGGCTCAGCAGCTGGCCGACGAAGAAGCTCGCCGCAAAGAGTTGCTGGAAAGCTCCCTGGGCGCTCACATTCGCCGGTCGTGGGATGAGGCCAAGATGGCCAAGCAGGAAATGGAGCTTCGGCTTCTGGATTGCCTGCGCCGCCGGAAAGGCCAGTATCCCGCCGAAAAGCTCGAAGCGATCCGGCAGGAAGGCGGCAGCGCCATTTACATGATGCTGACTAACACCAAGTGCCGGGCCGCCGCTGCCTGGGTGCGCGATATCCTGATGCCGGCCAACGAAAAGCCTTGGGGCTTGGAGCCTACGCCGATTGCCGAGGTGCCGCCGGCCTACCTGATGCCGGTGTTTCAGCAGTTCATGCAGCAGTTCCAGCAGAAGCAGGCCATTCAAGCGCAGCAGGCTCAGCAGCAAGGCCAGCAAATGTCGCCGGTGGATCCGGACGAGGTGATGAAAAAGGCCGAGGATCATGTTCGCCGGGCTGCGCAAGAGCGCGCCGAGGAAGCCGCCGAGCGACACGAAGAGCTGATCAATGATCAGATGGCCGAGGGTCGGTGGGATGAAGCGTTTGAGGCGTTCATTGACGATTTCGTGACCTACCCGGCCGCCTTTATTCGTGGTCACAGCCTGCGCCGCGTCTCAACGCTGGCCTGGCAAGAAGGCTGGAAGCCGATCAAAACCCAAGAGATCCGGCCCGAGTGGTATCGGGTCAGCCCGTTTGATCTGTACCCGAGCCCGGACGCAGTGGACATTGACGACGGCGCTTACATCATCGAGCGCGACCGCTTCACCCGGGGCCAGCTGCAGAAGATGATTGGTGTGCCGTCCTACGACACCGAGGCGATTAAGCAGGTGCTGCAGGAGCACGGCCAGAATGGGTTGCGTGACTGGCTCTGGACCGACGGCGAGCGGGCACAGCTGGAAGGCCGGGGTCATGAATGGCTCACCCGAGGCCAGACCATTGACGCCTTAATTTATTCCGGCGGCGCTCAGGGCACCAGCCTGCTGCAGTGGGGTGTAAATCCGGACGACATCGAAGACCCTCTGGCCGAGTACGAAATCGAGGCGACGCTGATTGGTCGTCACGTGATCCGCGTCAAGATCAACCGCGATCCGCTGGAGCGCCGGCCCTACCACAAGGCCAGTTTCCAGCCGGTGCCGGGCTCCTTCTGGGGTACCGCCATCCCCGAGCTGATGGCCGACATTCAGGATATGTGCAACGCCACTGCCCGCTCTCTGGCCAACAACCTGGCAATTTCCTCCGGCCCCCAGGTAGAGGTGTACGAAGACCGTCTGGACCCGAGCGAAGACCCGACGGATATCTATCCGTGGAAAGTCTGGCGCACCAAGGATTCCACCGTCACCGGCAACAACCCGGCGGTGCGGTTCTACCAGCCGAGCAGCAACGCCAATGAATTGCTGACCGTTTTCGAGCGGTTCGAGATCAAGGCCGACGACGCCACCAACATTCCCCGCTACGCATACGGCAACGAGTCCGTGGGCGGGGCCGGTCAAACCGCATCTGGCTTGTCCATGCTGATGGAGAGCGCCAATAAAGGCATCAAAGACGCCATTCGCCACATTGACCGGGGCGTGATTCGCCGCGTAATCGAGGCCTTGTGGCTGCACAACATGCAGTACAGCGACGACAAGGCGATTAAGGGCGATTGCCAGGTGGTGCCGCGCGGATCCAGCGCCATGCTGATTCGCGAACAAACCCACCAGATGCGTACCGAGTTCCTGGCCATGACCGCCAACGAGTTCGACATGGGCATTATCGGACAAGAAGGGCGCCGCGACCTGCTCGAAGCCGTGGCCGAGAAGCTGGACATGCCGGGCGTGATCCCCTCCGAAGAAAAAATGCAGGAGAACATGGCCCAGCAACAGCAGGCCGGCCAGGCCATGCAGCAGCTGGAGCAGGCGATCAAGGAAGCGGAAGCGCAGGAGAAAGCCGCTCAAGCGCAAGAGCGCACCGCAAACGCCGCCAAGACGCAGGCCGATACCGAGAAAACCCGCACTCTGACCCCGCTGGAAGCGCGCAAGTTGCTTCTGGAGATCATGGGCATGATGCAGCAACCCCAGCAGGAGGTTCCCGTTGGAAGAGCAGGAATGGAAGGCCCTGGCCAGAATCGCGCGCTCCCCCGAGGGCCGCAAGGTTTTGGACTGGCTCAGCCGCAAGCAGGAGCAGGACCGCAAGCAGTTGGAGCAAACGCAGGAGCACGCCCTGTTAATGCGCCTTCAGGGTTCAATCAAAGCCCGGGGCGAGCTTATTGACGACATTGAGCAATCCCCGGACGTAGTGCGAAAGCGCTTCGACCAGTAACGCCGCCTGGTACGCCAGGCCCCACCAGAAAGCCGCTTCACCAGTGATGGGAGGCGGTTTTTTTGTGGGCGAACGCTCGGTGCCTGACTGCAGACAGGCGGCCGAACCCGTGACCCCGAATCGTGAACCCCGGCCATGCCGGCTCACTTATCAGGAGTTGATATGCCACTACCGAAGTCCGTTCAGCAGCAGGTGGACAACGCCACCGCACACTTCGAGCCCTCCGAGAACCCCGGCGAGACCCCGGCTCCGGAAGAAAGCGAGAAGCAGTCTGAAGCCACCGGCACTGAGCCGCAATCCGCAGACACCGGCAAAGAGGCTGCCGAAGACGACAAGCGCTCTCAGGAGCCTGAGCCGAAGCCTGAAGAGGCTAAGCCAGAAAGCTACTGGGAAAACCGCTTCAACGTCTTGCAAGGCAAGTACAACGCCGAGGTGCCCGCGCTGCAGCAGAAGGTCCACGACCTGGAATCCCAGGTGCAACAACGTGATCGCCAGATCGAAGAGCTTAAAACCGCTCAAAGCCAGTCATCCAGCGACACCAGCGGCATCCCCGAAGAGCAGCTGGAGAAGTTCAAGGATGAGTTTGGTGAAGACCTGGTGGATTTCGTCAAGCGCATGACCAGTCGTGACACCGGCCACAACCCGAAAGTGGATGAGTTGGAGCGAAAGGTAAGCCAGTTCGAGCAGGAAAAGCGCCAGAACGCCGAAGCGACATTCTGGACTGCCCTGCAAGACATGGTCCCGAACTACCTGACCATCAACAACGACCCCGCTTTCCACAAGTTCCTGGCCGAGTTTGACCCGCAGACCGGTAAACAGCGCCAGCAGACGCTGAGTGAAGCGCAACAGGCACTGGACGCAGGCCAGGTAGCCGGCGTGTTCAAAGCCTTTATTGACCAGTCGCAGCAACCTCAGAAGCCGCAGATCCCCGAAGACCAGATTGACCCGCAAACCAGCCGGGCCACCGAGACCCCGCAAGGGCAAACCATGTGGACCCGCGCGCAGATCAGTCAGTTCTACCGTGACAAGACGCAGGGCAAATACGGCCGAGACGAGGCGCAGCGACTGGAAGCCGACATTTTCCGGGCCCAGAAGGAAGGCCGCATTCAGTAGGCCCCGACGGGTTCCCGATTCTTTTGTGAAGGAGAAATATCATGGCAGGTCCAACTCGTGACGCAGGTCACCCGGACTATTCCAGCTCCAGCACCTCCGGCTTTATCCCCGAGGTATGGAGCGGAAAAATGGTGCAAAAGCTCTATGAGCGCACCTGTTTTGCAGAAATCGCCAACACCGACTACGAAGGCGAGGTTCGCAGCCAGGGCGATACGGTACAGATCCGCACCACCCCATCCATCGTGATCAACGACTATCAGATTGGCGGCGGACTGAACTACGAAAAACCTACCTCCGACAAGGTAGAGCTGCACATTGACCAGGCGAAATACTTTGCCTTTGAGGTCAACGATGTGGACGCCTACCAGGCCGACATCAAGCTGATGGACAACTGGTCTGATGACGCCGGTCAGCAGATGAAGATTGCCATTGACACCCAGATTCTGGGCGATGTCTACGCCGACGTAGCCGCCGAGAACACCGGCGCTGCAGCAGGCGTGAAGTCTGGCTCCTACAACCTGGGCGAAGCCGGCGCGCCGGTGGCGATCACCAAGGCCAACATCATGGACGTAATCGTGGATTGCGGCTCCGTGCTGGACGAGCAGAACGTGCCGGACGATCAGCGCTACATCATCCTCCCCGCGTGGATGAACGGCATGCTGAAGAAGTCCGACCTGCGCGACGCCAGCGCCATGGGCGACAACGACTCCGTGTTCCGCAACGGCAAGGTTGGCCAGCTGGACCGGTTCGACGTGTATGTGTCCAACAACATGAGTGTTGTGACCGACGCGACAACCACCAACAAGGCCACCAACGTCATGTTTGGCCACAAGAAGGCGCTGACCTTCGCCAGCCAGATGACCAACATGGAGACGCTGCCGAACCCGCAAGACTTCGGCAAGCTGATCCGCGGCCTGAACGTGTTCGGCTACGAGATGATCGACCCGAAAGCGGCCGGTCACCTGTACGCAGAGCGCGGCTAATCCGCCTGACGCCGCCCTTCGGGGCGGCAACCTTTCCCCGATTGCACTGAAGGAGCTTTCCCCATGAGTGAGGAAATCCGCACCCGTATTGACGAAGCCGGCAACAAGGAAAAGCTGGAGGCGATTGGCCGAGAGCTGACCCCGCCGCTGGAGCTGGACCGCCGCAAAAACATGGACATTCTGCGCGCCGAGCTACACGCCCATCTGGACGAGCACGAGGGCGAGCCGGAGCCGCAAGAGGCAGGCGACGAGCAGGGTGGTGATACCACTGAGCCTGACCCGGCCGCAACCACAGAGCCCGCCGAAGCCGGCCCCTCTGACCACGACAGCGACCTGAAATACCAGGGCCGACTGCTGCAGAACACTCGCACCAAAGCGTTTTACCCGTACACCGCCGCGCTGGCTAAAAAGCGCAATATGCGGGAGGTGTAAGTCATGGCCGTCACCACCGTTGCTTCGATTATTAACAACGCAAAATTGGTGCTGCAGGAGGTGACGGCCGCCGGCACCCGCTGGACCAATGAAGAGCTGATTGGCTGGCTGAATGAGTTTTATCAGGCCGCTGTGCAGCTGAAGCCGGATGCTTACTCGGTCAACGAAGAAAAAGCGCTGGACGCCGGCACAAAGCAAAAAATCCCAGCCTCCGGGCTTCGGTTGATCGACGTAGTGCGCAATACCGGCACCGGTAGCAACCAAATGGCCGTGATGGTCACCACCCGCAAGGCGCTGGATTCCACCCGGCGAACCTGGCATTCGGACCCGGACAGCCAGAACATCGAGCAATACGTGTTCGATGACCTGGACCCGGCGACGTTCTACGTGTATCCGCCGGCGGCGTCCGGCGCTGCTCTGGAAATCATCTATTCCGCCGTGCCAGAGCCGCACGACAAGGCAAGTGGGCTCGATGTTGTAGGCACTGAAACCTTCAAGCTGAACGATGCCTACGCCCCGGTGGCGCTCGATTACATCCTGTATCGGGCCTACGCCAAAGACGCAGAGCATGCCGCCAACCTGAACCGCTCGCAGATGCACTACAACGCCTTCATGCAGCAGCTGTCTGGCAAGGCGCAGACCGATCAGCGCACCTCCCCCAACGCGCCTGATCTGTCAGCCAATCCGCAGAGGACAAGCGCATGACCCTGGACGACTTGATCAACCAGGTGGCCGTTGATGTGCCCGACGCGCCACTGATGACAGTTTCCGATCAGATCAAGCGATCCGCTCGCGATCTATGCACCGAGGCCGATGCGTGGGTTCAAACCGGTTACGCGGTAGTGGGTGCTACCACCGATTACCCGCAAGTCATTGCCAATGACGGCGAGCCGCTTCGAGTCATTGCGCTTTTTGACGGTGACAGCGAAGTGCCGGCCACCAAGTACCGGCAGGTTTCCCCGCGAGTAGTGGAGTTTGCCAGGACGCCGGAAAACGACCTGCTTACCGGCAAAGTGGCTTGCCGGCCGACGCCAGGCGATACCCCTCCGGCCGAAGTTTTGGAGCGATGGGGCGAGGCCATGGCCGACGGCGCCCGATGGCGACTGCTTCTAATGCCCCAGCCCTGGCGCGACGCTCAGCTTGCCGCTTACTACGAACAACGGTTTCGCTCGGCAATCACCGATGCGAAGCGCCTATCTCGGCTTGGGCACAACCAGGCCAGAAACCGCGTCCGGGCGCGGTCATTCCTGTAACCCCGGAAACACCACCCTGATCAGGAGAAAACCATGTCTGCATTTTCTGACCACTTGGAAGAAGGTATTCTTGAGCACACCCTTCGCGGGAATCCGCTCTCGACGCCCTCCAACATCTACGTGGCGCTGTTCACTAGCGACCCCACCGACGCAAACACCGGCACCGAGGTGGCGGACTCAAGCTATCTGCGCCAAGACGCCGCCAAAGGCGGAACGATTGACTCTGGCTGGACCGCTCCGGCCCCGTCCGGCGATGGAACCATGACCTCCAATGCCAAGCTGCTGCAGTTCCCGCCGATTGCGGACGGTACCGTGACCATTACCCACTACGCGATTTATGACGCGCAATCGGGCGGCAACATGCTGTACCACGCCCCGTTTACCACCGCCAAAACCCTTGAAATCAACGATGTGCTGTCCATTGACAAGGGCGGCATTGAAATTGTTCTCCGGTAAGCGGGAGTAGCACCTAATGTCCAGCGCTGGATTGCTTAACGGCTTAATCCTGAACGGCACGATTCGCTACACATTCGCTGGGTGTGTGGCGATCTCTGCTCAGGCGCAAGCCTTCGGGTTTGAGCCGACTCGGATAGTGCTTCCGGAAGGTCAGGTTCAGGCGGAGTCTGCAAGCTCGCCGGCGACAGCGACTCGCACGGCTTTCATGTCGGGGGTTGCGGCCGGTCTTTGTGATGCGCCTGAAGTGGACGCCTGGAAAATAACCCGGGTGCCGGCTGAAAAAATGGAGCCAGAGGCCGAGGCATCGGCAACGGCCGTTCGCCAGACGCTGATGGAGTCCAGCGAGGAAGCTGTTTCGCAATCCAGTGCGGCATTGTCCAGAACCGCATTCGCTGGCAATTCACCGAAGCCCCATGATCGGACGCTAAACGGGTTCGCGATTGGCGGAAGCTGGTGGAGCCAGGACGGGGTGCCTGGCACCGCTGATATCAGTATAAGCGCCAGTGTTCTTTCGACACGAATCATCGTGCCGTCTTCGCCGGCCTTGTCTGGCGAGGCGGTAACGGCAGAACTGGCCTACGATCTCACCCGATGGATGACGCCCCGTCCGGTTATTGGCCGCGCGCTCACGTTCAATAAGGGCGGCGATACAGAAGTCCTGACGGTTAACCAGCAATACGCGCGAGGAACGGGCATTGCCCGAGCGAGCTCCCGAGGCTTGCACAGCGCCATTCTGGCCAAAAGCCTGACGTATGCAGTCGCTAGCTCAAGCCTGAGCCCGGAAAGCGTTTACGTTGCGCGTGACGCAGCAGGGTCGCGGGCCTCTGCCGAATCGCTGGCCAGCGGCCAGATCAGCCAGAGCCATTCGGCGGCCAGCCTAGCTCTTGCTGAAGCCGGCATGGTCTGCTCTCCGAGCTTTTACCTGGGCGGCTCCGAGCACAAAACCTCTTTTGCCTGGGCCAAAGCCTTTGCAACGGCAGAAATCTCCCGCCCGAACGCTGTCCGGATTCCTCAAATGACAGGCGTTCGGCAGCCGGCGTGGGCCGAAATGGGCGTTGTGCCATTTATTGAGGCAGACGCTCATGGGGTCGCGAGCGCAAAAGCCGATTCCTTCAGCCAGAGCGGACAGATTGGCGTTACTCACCTTGTGTGGGCAAACGCAAAATCCTCTGCGCACGCTTCAGCGACTGCTCCGACCGCCAATCGGTCGAGGCTGGCGTTTTCGCTGGCCGAGTCAGCGGCTGAAGCGACAATTAGCCCGCGGATCTGGAATGCCGTTGGCGCCCAATCCAGCAGCGAGGCGCTGGCCGAAAGCCTGGAAGTGAGCGTGACCCGCTACGCAAAAGCGCAATCGGAGGCTTCTGCCGCCTGCCTGCTCTCCGATTCGGCTTACAAGATAGCCGATGCCAGCGGCACAGCGGTCGCTGACGGAGCTACGGCCAGCAATGCGGTCGCGGGCCTGGCCAGAAGGGTGACGTCAAGCGCAGAGGCCATGGCTGCCGCGAATCGCTTTTACTTCACAAAGACCACCACGGCGGTCCTGTCGCCAGCAACTGCGTCGGCAGAAAGCTCGGCAGAATTTGAAAACGCCACCAGAAGCGCCGATCCAGATCAGGCCGAGTGCAGAGCCCAAATTGCGCTTCCCTGGGCGTCCCTGAAGAGCGAGAAGGGCGCCCGTCGCCTCCGTTGGATCTACTCGGAGCCGGAATCGGCGGTTGGCCTCGCCGGCCTGGGTCGTAACGTCTTCAAGATCAACGCCGACGAACCGGCTCCTGACCGCCGGTCACTGCGCGTGGTAGCGGCAGCCAGGCAAATGGATATACCACACACCTCACGGGAGTATCGAGTATGAAGGTGTTCCGCAAACAGCCGAACGACCACCTTGATTACGACATCATCCTGACAGACTGGCTGTCACCTGACGACGAAATCGTGAGCGCCGATGTGGCTGCACCAGAAGGCATCGAGGTTACGCAGGTCGGTATCGAGCCGAACCGGATAAAGATCTGGATTAAAGGCGGCCAGAGCGGCCAGAGCTACAAATTTTCCCCGCTGATTTATACCAAAAGCCGGGAGAAAGAAATCGATTTCATTATGACCGTAACGGAGATGTGAGATGGGTCAGCTGTTTATCAACAATGCCCGGGCGACATTGGCCGCCAGTGTTTCGTCTGGCGACACGCTCATTAAGATCAAAGATCACGCAAACTTCCCCGCGCCGGGCTCTATGGCCTCCGGCGACTTTTTCCTTCTGACGTTGTTTGAAGACACCACGCGTTACGGGGAAAACCTGGAGGTGGTGAAAGTCACTGCGATTACCGATCCAGGTGATGGCACCCTTAACCTGACGGTTGAGCGCGGGTATGAGTACACGGCAAGCATTCACACTGCCGGTACTCGTGCTGAGGCTCGCCTGACTGCTCAAGGCATTCGGGACATTATCAGTGAAGTGCAGAGCTATACCGACCAGCAGATCAGTGACTTGATTGGCGGCGCCCCTGATGCGCTGGATACTTTGAATGAGTTGGCAGCCGCACTCAATGACGACGCAAACTTTTCTGCCTGGGTCACCAATGAGTTGGGCAAGAAGCTCAACAGCACGGATTACACGGCTGCTGATGTATTGGCTAAGTTGCTGACGGTAGACGGTGCTGGCTCAGAACTTGACGCCGACACCGTAGATGGCAAGCACGCCAGCGATTTTGATGCAGCGGGCGCAGCCTCAGGTGCGGTGAGTGACCACAAAAGTGCCAGCACAGCCCACAGCGCCTCCCAGATCAGCTACAGCAACACCGCCTCTGGCTCCCCGGAAACAGAAGTACAAGGCGCAATCGACGACATTTACGACCGCATCAAAGCAAAACCGTATGGCCCCGGCCCGCAAGAGCTGATTGCAGGCGACATGACCGACGGCTTTTTCGGTGAAGTCACGCCCGAAGAGCTATTCACCGGTGACGAGCTGGCTGCAATCCTCGCGGTTACCGAAGGCACGGCGCAAAACGGCAACGCCGGCTGGCTGAAATTCGCGTGCGACAACAAGGTTCTGTTCGTTGCCAAGCAAGCATTTCGGCATTCGATCTCATGGGATCACCTGTATTCGCGCGGGATTGTCTACGGCACCGACGATAACGGCGCCAATCCTCGGAATACCGCGACGAATCAGCTGACAAAAGTCAGTGCTCTCGGCTATGACTTCAAAGTGCGCCTGCTCACCGGCGGCAATGCCGATCCTGTTGATGTGAGTGACAGCCGATTCTTTACCAACGACATGGTGGATCTCGATCTTGGCGCCGGCTCTGAGTGGAACCGATTGATGTATCGAGTGCACCAAGATGTGCTCACCAGTGACGGCACCGACGGCATGCGCGCTGATCGACACGGCGGCCCTCAAGTGGGCGGCAACTGGGCCAGCTACACCAATGCAGATCTGAACATTGACGGGAATGGTCGGGCTGGCTGGTGCCAAGAAACAACCACCGACAACTCCGCCTACCGCGTCTTTCGTGGCTCTGGTGACGTCGCCCCTTTCTCTCGGTCTACGGCTTCGACTACGTCTTCGTCTTACGGTTGGCGCCCCGCCTTGGAACTGATCACTAACCACTAACCACGCGCAGTGCAGCGGGCTTGTCCCGCTGCCAAGCGTTTGCAGGGAGTCGTTATGGAAAAGGACAGCCTGATCCTTTACTCAAAAACAGAGGCATTGTTCTTTGAGGTGTATCCGGCCTTGAAGAACTTCCCGAAGATTGAGAAGCAAGGCATTTGCCGCGAGTTTAAGCGGCTGTTTGTCAATTTGCTGGAGTCAATATCGCTCGCCAAGGAAGTGCCGAGCAAGCGCAAAGAGGCGCTGCAAACGGCTGCGGCCAGAACGCGCAACCTCGTTACCCTGTTTCGGCTGAGCCGCAATAACCGCTACATCGGTATCGAGTTTTTCAAACAAATCGATCTCAAAATTACCGAGATCAAGAAGATTCTGGCGGGCTTTCTCAAGTCCACCGGGAGACCCAGGCATGCTCCGTAGCTCCGCCAACCGCGTCAATCGTGGCAATGATGACGTCGCCAATTTCAATCGGAATACGGCTTCGAATACGAATTCGAATTACGGTTGGCGCCCCGCCCTGTTGTGTTTCCGATCTGCCGGCCACGGCTTGCAGAGGGAGGGCATGCGCATGCGCGCGCACTGCAAGGGGGAGCATGTCTGCTGCCAGTGGCCATTGTCATTCGGCAGAAAACCGAAAGAGGGCGTCACTCGCTGTATTGGCGTCCTCGCCTTTTCTCGCGGAGGCCAATGTGTTTGATCGCATAGTGTCGGAAGAAAACTTTGACCTGGCCTTTGCTCAGACCCAGAAGGGCAGCCCGAAATACAAGCCGGGCGCCATACGCTTTGCCGCCAACGAGACGAGCAATATCGAAGCGCTCCGGCAAGAAGTCATGACGGGCGAATACGAGCCCAGGGGCTACATCGAGTTTTCGGTGTTCGAGCCCAAAGAGCGCATCATTTACGCGCCGATGTACCCGGACAAGATTGTGCAGCATGCAGCCGACAACGTGCTGAGGGATTTCTATGAGCCAAAATTCATCCACGATAGCTACGCATGCATTCGGAACAAGGGCAACCAAAAGGCGGTGTATCGAATCCAGCAATTCGAGCGCCGGGCCATGATTAACTATGCCGACCCCTGGATCATCAAGGCGGACGTTCAGAAGTTTTTCTACAGCATTGATCGAGACGTCATGCTGGCGATTGCCCGACGTAAAATCACCTGCCCGCACACGCTCGCGCTGCTGGAAGTCATCATTCGGAGCTCGCCGGGAGAGCTTGGGCTACCGCTGGGCTGCCTGACCTCGCAACTGCTGGCCAATGTGCTGATGAACGAACTGGACCAGTATATTAAGCGCACTCTGGGCGTGAAGCTCTATGTTCGGTATGCCGACGATCTGGTGCTGATTGTGGACGGCAAGGCGCAAGCAGAAGACGTTCTCGGCTGCATTCGATCCTTTGGTCGGGACGTGCTTCACCTGACTTTTCCGGACCGGAAGTGCTTTATTCGGCGCTGCCACTTGGGCGTAGAAACACTCGGATACAGGATCACCGTTTCAGGCATTCACCTGACCTCTAAAGCCAAATCCCGATTCATTAAGCGACTGAAGGTTGCCGACAGGCTGCTTGCTGCTAACCGCGTCGCGGCCAATGAGGCAACGGCCAGCCTGACAAGTTGGTACAGCTACGCCGGAATCGCCCAGTGCCAGCGGTTTGTTGCTCAGGCTTGCGAGCGAACCCGCAACATTCGATTCACCCCTAACGAGCGTTTCATAGCGAGGGCAGCATGATCAAAGACGACATGACACCGTTTCAGCACCGCGTCACCTTTAAGGATGATGGCGTTAGCCGAACCCACTTCACTGACGACCGCCGTTATTACGAGCGGCTTGTGTCTCAGCATGGCCATTTGACCGACCTGGCGATCACCCCGGTTGTCCTGACGGCGGAACAACAGACTCGGCTTGATGAGATCAAGGACAAGGAGCTCTCCGGCCACGACGCCGGCTTGTACGTTCGATACGGCACGACAGAAAACGAGGACACCGGTTACCACGACCCGGACAAGCTCCAGGCCTATTTCCGGGACTGCTGCGCACCGACCATCAAGGCCGAGCGAAAACAAGCCGAAGCCAGCGGCATTATGCTTAACGGCGTTCGGTACTCCGGTGACTCGGGTGGCCGGCAGGCCCTGCGGGATGCAGTCAATGCGGCTGATGAGGCCGGCACCACCGTGTTTTCGGTCTGGAAAGACTCGGATGGCCAGTATCACAGCAATCATCCATTGTCCGAGGTAAAAGCCGCTCTGGCTCAGATCAGCCGGCGCCGGTCTGCGCTGATTGCCCTGGAGGCCCTTTACGCCAACCAACTGGCGGCCGGTGAGATCGAAAGCGGAGAACTGGATTGGGCGACGGAATATGATTAACAAAACCCACGCCGAACACGCCTTTATCGCCTCAGCAATTCAGCTTGCCTTGTGGCCCCTGCTGGGGCTGCTGGCCGGCGGCGTGGTTGCTTGCGCCGTTTTTCTGGGGCGTGAGATTGCTCAGCACGAATACCGGCTGGCTTTAAAGCGTGGGTGGGTATACGGCAGGCCCAAGCCGGTCAGGTGGTATGAGGGCACCACAACCGGCTGGACGGTGGACTCTGTGCTGGATGTTGTTGCACCTGCCGCTGCCTGCCTTGCCGTTTACTCTGCCGGCCTGGTTATCTGACCTTTCTCAAGCGCCTTTTCTAACCTCTACCCAAACGAGGCACCATGAAACTCGCTATCGCAAATTTCCAGGGGGAAATGCCCATCCTGGATGCTCGCCTATTGCCGGAATCTGCCGCCCAGGTGGCCCGCAACGTGGACCTTCGCAGCGGCACCCTGCGCCCGCGTAGAGGCGTTGGCGCGGCAGACACGCTGCCGGCCACCATCAACCCCGCCAATCTTTACCGCTACAACGTGGGCAATGACGGCGAGGGCTTCTGGTTCTCCTGGGGCGCCGAATACGATGTCGATGTGGTGCGCTCACCGATTGCCGATGACGCCTACGCCCGGGTGTACTGGACGGGCCAGGGTACGCCGAAGATGAGCACTTTCCAGATCGCCACCTCTGGCACCGGCCCTTACCCGTCAGACTGGTACGAGCTGGGCATTCCGGCACCGGAGTCGGCCCCCTCAGTCAGTGAGCCAGCCGACCGTGAAGATCCGCCCGACACCGCTCTGGAGACCGCCTATGTGGTCACCTTCGTGTCGGAGTATGGCGAGGAAGGCCCGCCAAGCGATCCGTCTGCACTGGTGTTGCGATGGGATGACGTGGAGGGCGCGCCCGCCGGTGGCGCTGTAGAAGTCACATTGCCCGGTGCGCCGTCCGGCAATCACCGCATCACCAAAAAACGAATCTATAGGGTGGAGAGTGGCGGCACATACCAGAACGTGGCCGAAGTCTCCCTGGCGACAGCCAGCTTCACCGACAACGAGCTGTCCGAAAGCCTCGGCCTGGCACTTCCGAGCCTGTATTACGACCCGCCAAACCCGGCGATGCAGGGGCTCACGCAACTACCTAACGGCGTACTGGCCGGCTTCTTCGAAAACACGCTGTGCTTCTCTGAGCCGTACCTGCCCCATGCCTGGCCGGTTGGGTATCAGCTGGCGTTTCAGCACAACATCGTTGGCATTGCCGCAATCAGCGCCGGGCTTCTGGTGGTGACCGAGGGCAAGCCGTGGATTGTCACCGGCCACACGCCCGAAGCCATGGCGCAAATGGAACTGGACGCGAACCAGCCCGGCGTATCCAGTCGCTCCATTGTTGATATGGGCGCTTACGGCTTGTACGCGGGCCATGACGGCTTGATTGCCGTGGGCGGCAGTGAGGCCCAAGTGGTTACCCGCAAGGTGCTTACGCGCGAACAGTGGCAGGCCCTGAAGCCCGAAACCATCCACGCCTACCGGTACGACGGCAAATACCTGGCGTTTTATGACGGCGGCTGTTTCACGTTCACGCCTGGCGAGGGCATTGAGTTTCACGATGTGACCGCAGACGGCGGGTATTACGACCTGCTGGAAGACACCCTGTATCTGATTCAGGGCAGCAACATTGTCACATGGGAAGGTGGGCCAGCAATGAGTTACACCTGGCGCTCTAAGATCCACGAAATCCCGCCCGGTGCCGCCGGCTTTACCTGCGCCAAGGTCATTGCCTACGGCTACCCGATCACCATGCGCCTGTACGCCGACGGCATGCCGGTTATTGAGCACGACGTGCAGTCTGCCGGCATGTTCCGGTTGCCGGCCGGTTACTCCCTGCTGCGCGACTGGGAAATTGAGCTGGAAGGCAGTCACGAAACCGCCTCTGTGCAAGTGGCTACGTCCCCGGGAGAGTTGATCTGATGGCAAAGCGTAGACGCACACTGCCGCCGGTATCGCCCAAGGTTGACCGGGAAATCAAACCGCTGATCTCTGCCATTGCCGAGATTCTGGAGGTAGGCGAAGGGGTTCGCGGCGACCCACTGGACCGCAAGATCACCTATCGCGACCTGCTGGACAGCGGCATTGGCAAGGTGAAGAAAGGGGTCAAGCCGAGCAGCCCGGGCGCACTGGAGCCAGGCGAGCCCCCGCAGGATATGCGCATACCGCCCAAGCCCACCGGCTTTGCTGTGTCGGGTGGCTTCAATGGCCTGATCTCCCTGGTGTGGGATATCCCCGGCGAGCTATACAGCAATCACGCCTACACCAATATCTACCGGGCCGAGGAAGACAACTTCGCTAACGCCGAATTGGTAGGTCGCGACGCCGGCGCTTTCTACACCGATGTGGTCCGGGCCGATGCCGAGATCAAAGCCTATTACTACTGGATCACGCTTGTCTCCACCTCGGATATTGAAGGGCCAGCCAACGACACCGCCGGTACTCCGGGCCGGGCACTGGAAGACACCGGCTACCTGATTAAGAAGCTGAGCGGTGAAATCCGTGAATCGGAACTGGCAAAAGAGTTGAACAGCCGGATTGACTTGATCGACGGGCCTGAAAGCCTGGCCGGATCTGTAGCGGCTCGACTGAAAACCGAGCGCACAGAGCGCGCCGACGCCGACAGTGCCCTGTCTCAGCAGATTAATACCGTGCTGGCCAAGGCCAACGACAACCTGGCTGCAATCCAGTCAGAGCAGACCGCCCGCGCCGACGCCGACAGTGCCTTGTCTCAGCAGATTAATACGGTCCAGAGCACCGTAGGCGACAACACCACCGCGCTGCAGACGCAGGCCGAAGTAATTGACGGTGTAAGCGCTCAATACACCGTCAAGATCGACGCCAACGGCGCCGTGGCCGGATACGGCCTTGCCTCTACTCCGTCTGACGATACAGAGGACGGCAGTTTTTCAGAGTTCTACGTTAACGCCGACCGGTTTGCCGTGCTTCCCCAGGGCGCGCCCAAGTCGGACGCCGTGGCTCCGTTTATCGTTCAGGGCGGCGAAGTCTTTATTAATACCGCCCGGATTCGAGATGGCTCCATTCAGCAGGGCCAGATTGGCGCGATCAGCTTTGGCAAGATCACCGATGCGAACGGCAACCCGATCACTACCGTGGCGGGCAAGCTCAAAGCCGACAATATCGACGTTGATAATTTGGTGGTCAATCAAGCTCAGTCCTACAACTATCAGCCAGGGAGCCAAGGGTGGCAGTTCAATAAAGACGGGACATTTGAGCAAAATGCCGGAGACTCCTACGGCCGCGTGATTCAAAACGGCGACGGGATAAGGGTGTATGATGGCAATGGCCGCTTGCGGGTACGGATAGGAAAACTGTCATGAGTACCTACGGCCTTGAACTACGGGATGAAAATGGGGTGGTCACCTTTGACCTGACTACCCGGATGACCAACTTTGTGTGGAGTAAACGGGTATCCGCCGATGCCAGTGGACACGCCTATGTACATGTTCCGACACACGTCTGGCCGGTCGTTCATGCCGTTCCGTTAGCAGGTGATGGGTATGTAAGGCATGTGCCTCACCGGGTCACCTTCAACGCAGACACAGGCTACTTGACGTGGGAGCCGGGACTGACTGCCGTCGATTCCGACAATGTTTCTGAATTTGAACCGGTTGGACGGCCGGTAAGGTCTGCCAGTCGAATCCATGTGATTGGGTATGTGACCGATGAGTGATTACGGTTTAGAGGTTTTAGGGCCTCATGGTTTCCTGCCGATAGATCAGGATTATCGGAATTTCGTCTGTGTAAACGAGGGGCGTCAATATTTCAGTTCAGGCATCCATACACTGTCTCTACAGGAAAACGCAGATCCCTCTCTGGAAATAGCTGTGAGGCACCCTGGACTCACTGTGTGCTTGCTGAACTACCTGGAAAACTCCCAAGGGATTTATGGAGCACGGATTTACGTAAAGGGGCCGGGGCATATTTACTGGAAAGCGTTCATCAAACACTACCACTTGCCTTTAGATGGAGTAGGTATGGTGGTTTATGACGAAAACGGCACACAGACATTTCACTCAGGGCATCGTTATGCCGATGTGTTCAATGTTTCCAGTACACGGAATAGTAATCACTACGTCAAGGATGGTTACTACTTGCTACTCATGCCTGGGGTAATTGATTTCCAATATACGACCGAATACAGCTACACCCGTTATCCGGCTTACGGATACGTCTGTGAGTGGGTGCAAGTGCCTTATACCTACAGTGCACCGGAAACACAGTGTTCCTACGTGTATGGCGATGGGTATGTATGCGAAACCGTCTATGTAACAAAGACGGGTTACCGTATGGAGAATCAATGTGAGTGGGGGCAAATCGGTTACAACTACACCTACTACACCCACCACTACATTGATAAGTACCTTACCGGGGTATACCAGGACGGCACACAGCTCAGGCGCCATAAATTCAAAATAACGGACAGGGCTCACGTTCTGACGTATGTCTCAGGAGAATCCACTGAGACTGGGCCAGGGGCTTTCCTACCTGGCTGGACTGGATCGGTTTATGACATCAACAATTCTTTCAATGTTGTTGGACACACCAACGCATTTATCAGTGTGACGTAAAAGGAGTGGCTATGAGTACCTGGTGTGATGTGCACGAATACAACGGCAAACAGGTTGTGGTAATGCAAGCAAAGATCGATATCAATGAACAAGGCATGAAGCCTGTTTTTCGTACCTTGTTCTACCCAAGAGACTTTGATGAAGCAGCTTCGCATGAAGGCCTGCTAACACTGTCTGAAAACGCGTCTGGCGATCCTGAAGCCCGGGCGAATCAATGGGTTGCCTATGCGTCAAAGACACCAACCCTGGAGCGTATCGAGGCGTTTTTGAAAGACCACAAAAATCTCTGAAAACCTCAGAAGTACCCGATGGTGAGGTACGGTTTTCGGTGGATTTACCCGGCTTCTATACCTTGGTCTTCGATGCCGTACCTTATCTCAGACAGGAGGTGACCATTGAAGCGGTCCCTGCAACTGAATCCTGACAACCGCCCGGCCACCTGGGAGCAGGTGAAGCGCTGGCGCGATACGCACGAACAAGCTCCGGTGGAAGCGTCGCTTGGCGCATTCGATGCCGACGACCGCTCCGAGCGGCGCATGAGCGATGCGCACAACTTCTTCAAAGAGATCCCCAAGAACGAAGACGGCACGATCACCTGGAAGCGAGCCGACAATACCTTTATCGACCTGACCGGCCCGCAGCTTCTTGGCGTGTACGTTGAGGTTATGGAGAAGCGAGCGGCCAGAGCGGCGGTGCTCCATCAGAAGGCTGAGCAGTTCCGGCAAATGGACCCGAAGCCAACCCCGGCCCAGTTATCAAGGCTGGATTTCTGGATTGGCTGAAACCTGCCCACAGAAAAGCCAAATCGACTACAAGCTGGTAAACTGGTGGTTAAATCGACTACCGGGAGCCAGTCATGCCAAGACCAAACGAAGCCGAATTTCTCCGGCAGGTATTGAAGGACAACCAGGCCGCCGTTCAGTTTTGTCAGCAACTGTTCCAGGTCTCCCAAGTCCTGGACGACATCATTGATGCCGACAAACCGGTGTCCGGCGACGCGGTGATCTCAGCGTTCTGGAAGTCGCTGATCGAGATCCCGGCCAATCCCTTCTACCGCGAGCACGAACCCTACCTGCGCCCATTGATGGCCATGGCGATGCAGGACTGGCGGGATAGCGTGGTTCTGGAGCGCTCTGGCGCAGAAGACAACCAGACCCTTGCCTTTGTTCTGCGCGACCAGCTAACCGGCCTGGTGATTCAGTGCGCCTATCTGGTAGGCGGAGAATCGTGGATGGCGTCGGTGGGACCACAAGTGCGCATCCATTTTCATGAAGACAGCCTGGGCGATTATCTCAAAGAGCTAAACGGCCCCGGCGAACCTGAAAACCAAACACCCGAATAACCGGAGGTTGCCTATGTCTGGCGGCGGTGGCGGCGATAACGACATTAAAGACACCCCAGAGCAGAGATACCTTGCTCAAGTGGCGGCGGAAAAGTGGAACTTTGCCCAGGAGAAGCTGGCGCCACTGGAAAACCAGTACATGGAGCATGTGGATCAGATGGATTCCGAGGGCAATATGTCCTACATCCGGGGCCGCACATTCCAGGCGCAAAACCAGGGACTCTCTCAGGCTCAAGGGCAAATGAGTCAGGGGCTGGCGCAGGCAGGCATTAACCCCAACAGCGGGCGCTTTCAGAGCGAAATGCACGGCTTGAGCCAGGACATTGCCGGCACCGGCGGTGAAATGGCCGGTCGCGCTCAGTTCGAGCAGGACAGCCAGAAGGTCCGGGGCCTGCAGAACATCGTGGCCATTGGCCAGGGGCAATCCGGGCAGGCTCAGGCGGGCTTGTCACGTCTTGCGCAAGAGTCTTCGGCCGATGCCATTGCCGAATCCCGTAATGCCTTCAATCGCCGCTCAGCGAACCTGCAGCTTGTTGGGCAAATGGCCGGGGCCGGGGTGAATTACGGCATGAATAACGGCTGGGGCGGCGGATCTCAGCCGCAATACAACGCCCAGACCTCTTTCGACACCTCCAGCAACAACTTCGGCCTCCAGAATGCGTCCGGCGGCAACTACAGCTTGATGGATTCGGTTAACGGAAGGAGCTTCGGATGAACTATCAATTTGTAGACCCGAGCGACGCCTTTAGCGGCGACCAGGGCGCCTCCACTCTTCTCGGCAAGCTCAATCGCGCCCAGTGGACCGACTGGAAAAACCGCTTCGCCCCGAAGGTGGACCAGCTGGCCGACATGGCCACAGATTCGAGCGCCCCGTGGGATGCTGCCGAGCAGGCGAGTAGCGCCATGGGCCTGTCATTCGATTCCGCGCAACAGGCGGCAGCCCAGCAGCGTGAGGCCTACGGCCTGAGCCAGAACCCGCAACAGGCCGCCTCTCAAAACCGCGCTCACAACATCAACCGCTCAGCCGCTATGGCCAGCGCCGGCAACGAGGCGCGCATTTCTGCTCTGGATCGCCAGCAGGCCATTCTTGCCGGCGGCATGGGGCTTTCAAACATTCCGGATAAGGTGATGAATCAATGAGCTACGGACTGATGGGGCTTCGCCGTGAGATGGAGTCGGACGCGATGAAGGGGCTCGGTGATCTGGCCGGGCAGCAGCGGCAAGCCAAACGCCACGAAGAAGCCATGGAGCAGGCCGAGAAACAGCAGCAAATGTCTACAACAGCAACAGGTGCCATGGCCGGGGCGATGGCAGGCGCCGAAATGGGCTCTGTTGGCGGCCCCTGGGGGGCCGTTATCGGCGCCGGCGTAGGCTACCTGGCAAGCGAATTTTTCTAAGGGGAACCGGTATGGCACTCGACACACGCGGCCTGGGCCACGGCTTTGCTCAAGGCTTTCAGATGATGAACAGCTACCAGCGCGGCAAGAAGCAGGACGAGCGCGCTGAACGCGGCCTGCAGATGCGCGAAGAGCAGTTTGAAATGCAGAAGGAGCAGGCGGCCAAGCAGCAGGAGCAGCAGCAGGCTCAGTTTGTGTTGGGGAAAATCGCCTCCGGCATTGAGCCCACCGAGGACGAGGTGAAATGGCTGGCCGACAACCGCAAATACTGGCCGGCACTGGACCCGCAAACCGATCAGGATATTGAGGTGGCTCAGCGTGTGATTGATCCCGAAGACCCCATGAGCGCCAACGATCCGGACGCCTTGTACTCGATCAACCACCTGTTTGATCACCGCATCAACCGGGGCAGTGGCGGCAAAAAGCGGGTGGCTGGCCTGTATCCAGGCGCTGAACCCGGCACCGTGGCGCTGGACCTGGAGGTGGAAGGCGAAGACGGCGCCATTTACAACGCCCCGCTGACCGCCAATCGGGGTACCGAGGCCGAAGGTGACGATGAGGTAATGCAAGTGCCGGTAGGTGGCCTGGTAGAGCAGGTGCAAGGCTATCGAGTGCTACGCAACGCAATCCGCTCGGGCGGTGGTCAGGAGATGGCCAGTCGCGTTCTGTCTGTGCTCACCGGCAAAACTCCGGAGCGTACCAAAGGCATCCAGATCAACGACCGCCTGGTAAATCCGGAAACCGGCGAAGTGATGGCGGATTTCAGCCAGGAAGATCAAAGCGGCTACAGCAAGCCCTTCAAGCATGAAGAGCTGGGCTGGGTGCAAACAGGCCCTGACGGCAAGCTCTACCAGTACGACCCTGAAGACGGCGGCGGTCGTGGCGGTTCGGGCAGCGCCCCGGCTGACGTTCAAACCGCCGAGTGGATGATGCGGGTGGGTCTTGCTGAGAATTACGACCAAGCCTGGAGCCTGCTCAACGAAAGCCGCACCGACCCCACCCGCTTCGTTGCCAACTACGTGGATCAGGAAATGAAGGCGCAGGAGCAGGCCGGCATTTATCCCGACATGGAAGGCTACAAAACCACCGAGCAGATGCGTAACGACGCGCTGGAGGCGCTGCGAACCATTCGCCGGAGCACGCGAGGAACCGGCCAAGGCCAGCCGGGGCTCGACACAAGCGGCCAGGGTCAAGCCTACCCGCCAGGTGGGCGGGCCGTGGATAACGGCGACGGTAGTTACAGCGGGCGCATTGACAGAAGCCCTCAAACCCCGACCGTTCGAAGTGATGCCGACTACGACCGCCTGCCCCCGGGCACCGTGTTCGTAGACGAGGAAGGCAACCAATACCGTAAACCGGCGGAGTAATCTGAATGAACTGGAAAGCCAAGGCCCAGCCACTGGATGACAGCGCAAGCCAATCTGCACCCGCCTGGAAAAGCAAGGCCGAACCGCTCCCGAATGGTTCGGGCGAACCCAAGGGTTTGCAGCTCGTGGATTCCCGCGTGGAAATTGGCGGCGAGCAGGTGGGCGGCCCTGAGCCGGGCCAGCCGAAAGGCCTCGATCTTCCTAGGCAAGAGCGCTCAAAGGCGGCCAACGAAGACGAGGGCTCTCCAAGCTGGAACCTGATTCGCGGGGCTGGTGAGCGTGCGGGCGAGCTGGCTGGAGGGCTTTTCCGAGCAGGCAACGAGCTGGCCGAATACGCCGATGAGCAGATGCCTCTTGGCGGTTTTGTCTGGAAAGATGGCGACATTATTCCAAGCTACCTAAAGCCGGATGAGTACCGCGAATACAAAGAGAGCTCAGGCAGGAAAGAGCCTCTGGATATCGCGGCAGACTACTGGTCAGACTCCGATCTTGGCTACGTTCCAGAGAGTACATGGGAAGGCGTCAAGCAGGAATTTGGAGAGAACGGTGCACTGAGCGGTAGCGCTTGGGCTGAAGTGCTGGGCTTTGGTATCGAGCAGGGCGCTCGCTCCATTCCGGACATGGTGGCTGTAACCCTGAATTTGCCCGGCTATGTTATGGCCCGTTCTGGCGAAATTGGCGAGGTGCGCGCACAGAACAAGGGCAAGGAAGAAGCCGATCTTACGGATGTACTGGAAGCCACTCCGTTTGCGCTGGGATCTGCGTTGTTCGAGCGTTTCGGTGTAAAGGGGTTCACGCAGGTTCAGGCCGAGCAGTTTGGCAAAGAAGCGCTGAAGCGAGGCGTGGCTTACGCAACAGGCCGAATTGCCAGCCAGGGCGGTAAGGCAGGCGGCCGCGAAGGCATGACCGAATTCGTTCAGGAAGGCATTATTGAGTACGCCGGTGAGAGGCTGGGCACCGGCAAGGAAATGACTCTGGCCGAAGGTGTAGATCGGGGGCTTGGTGGCGCCGTTGGTGGTGGCGTTTATGGCACCGTTGCCGGCTCAAGCACTCAGGCTGGCCAAGAAGCCAAAACAGCGATGCAGAAGCCCGGCACTGGCAATCAGCCTGGAGAGGAAGGTAAGGGGGGTCAGCCGCTTGATGATACGCCGATCCTTGACCCAGGCGCTCAACAGGTAGCGCCGCAAGATCCGGGCACAGGCCAGGCGCAGCCAGAAACCCCGCAATGGAAGCAGAAAGCTGAGCCGGTAACCGAAGAAAGCGCTCCCACCCAGCCTGAGCAGCCGCGCGGCCTTGATTTGAGCCAGCAGCCGGGGCCAATGCCATCTGATTTCAGCGCTGAGCTGGAGGTTCCACAGGCGCAGCAGGCTGAGCAGGAGCCGACAACGGAAAGCCAGCTAGAACCGGAACAGCAAACCATGACCGACAACGGCACCGGCGTTTTCCGTGTTCCGGTCGATCAAATCCAGGTTGATCCACAGCAGTACCAGTTCCGCTCCCGCGTAAACGATCAAGGCGTAGATCAGCGCCTATCTGGCGTTCAGAGGTGGGATGATAACCGCGCCGGCGCTGTATTGCTTCATCGCCGGAATGACGGCTCCCTGTTCGTGGCGGACGGCCACCACCGCGTGGACCTTGCCCGCCGGTTGGGCCAGGGTGAAATCAACGCCCGCATTGTGAATGAATCCGACGGCGTAGACGTTGCCGGCGCCCGGGTAGAGGCGGCCATGAACAATATTGCCGATGGCAAGGCAGAGCCTGTAGACGTGGCCAAGGTGTTCCGTGACAGCGACGTGCCGACAACTGAGGTGCGCAAGACATTCGATCTGCCGTCCAGCCAGGTGGTGCGCGACGGCGAATCGTTGGCTGGCCTGGGCGATAACGTGTTTGGCATGGTTACCGCTGGCCAGCTGAGCGAGAAAGACGGCGCCGCGATTGGCCGCAGCTTCGAGCAAGAGGGGCGGCAAGAGGCCGCCGCCGATGCGTTCCAGAGGGTGGAGCCGCAAACCGAATACCAGCGCCAGTTGCTGATTAACGAAATCCGTGCAGCTGAATTTGCCGAGGCGCAAGGCGAGCAGGGCGGGTTGTTCGGGGATGACGCGCAAGAAGTCAGCCTGATGCAAGATCGCCTCAAGGTGCTGGACTCGCTCAGGCAGCGCCTGAACTCCGACAAGCGGCTTTTCAAGAGCCTGAACGATAACGCAGACCGAGCCAGCGAAGCGGGCAACCAGATCGCCACAGAGGCGAACGAAGGCATTACCGAGCAGAGCGCCCGCACCCTGGACCTGATTGGCCGGGTAACCACTACGCCGGTATTGAATGACATGGTGAACCGCGCCGCCCGCCGGGTGTACGATGGCGAAAAGCGGGCCGATGTGGTCAAAGACCTGAAACGGGAGTTGATGAACCATGAACAGGGAGCAAATGAACCGGGCGGCGGACGACCTGATCCGGCACAGAGCGGCAGAGCGACTGAAGCGCCAGGGCAAAAGCAACGAGCAAGTGAACGAGTACCTGAGCCAGACGCCGCTGGAGCAGATCAAGGCGGACAACCGGAAGGCGTAACCCCTGCGCTGGATCTGCAGGCGCAAACCGAGCAAGATCTGGCCGAGCAGGAGCGGCAGCGACAACGGGCCGAACAGGCAGAGGCCGCCCGCCGCCGCGAAGAGGAGCAGCGCGCCCAGGCTGATGCCGAAGCCGATGACTTTACCCTGACCGGCAGTGACAGCCCGATTGACCAGGCCGAAGCGCGTGGCCAGGGCAATATGTTTGATCAGCCAGAAGGCACGACGGATGAGCAAGCAGGAGCAGAGCAAGCCGACAATCTATCGAGCAGGAGCGACAGTGAGAAAAGCGCTGACCCCGAGCCCTCTATGGGAGCAGATGGTGAAGCGGCATGGCGTGACAGAGCTGAAGACGCCGAAGTAGGGGTGCAGACGGAGCCAGGCGTAACCCCGAAAAGCCAACCTAAAAAGCCGCAAAGCCGCAAGATAAAAGCGATTGAGTCATGGCTTGACGGCGCTCGCACCGGTGACAAAATCACCCTGGATGGTGACGTGGGTTACGCCAGTGCCGGGCAAGAATACACGGTCGGCAAAATTGACGATTCAGGCGTAGAGGTTGTCGGTGATCGGGGGCGCACTTCCCTGTCCTATGGAGAGGTGCTGGGCGCGCAGCGTAATGGCGTGACAGTCCAGAAAGTTGGATCTGGCCAACCGCGCCAACCCTCAGAGGCAGTCCAGCAAGAGCAGGCCCAAAAGGGCGAGGCGGTATTTAAGCGGCTGACCGGAAAGGCAAAAAAATCCGCCGAAACCGAGGGCGTGGACTATTCCAACTACAAAACCGTAATCAGCAAAAGCGAGCGCGCCAGGCTGGAAGCGCACCTTGAGGATCAGGGATACCGTCGCATTCAGGACAAGTCTGGATCAACCATGGCCAGCACTGACAGCGAGGCTGAGCAGGTTAGCTTTAAGTTTAGCCGGAACGGCAGCGTCGAGGTCAGCATTGCCCGCGCCAATGAGCGGCATGGTGCAGTAGCGCCCAAGCTCTCCGAAGTCATTCCGTCTCAGCTTCTCGAAGATATGCCGAGTTTCCTGACGAAAGACGCGCAGGGCCAGGAGCCGAATGTACGAATGTTCCCGTTCGGCAACGAAGGCGCTGTTGCTCAGATGGTGGCCGATACCGGCAAAGAGCTTGAAGGCTACCAGGATTACCGGCCCGGCTCTGCCAACCAGGATGGCACAATCAATACGGCGGAAAGGCTGATGCACGAGCTTGTCGGCCTTCGAGAGTCGGTAAAAACTCAAAACTCGCAGCTGTTCCTGCAGGCGAAAAAAGGGACCAAGGTTTCGGCAACGGAATCTGGCCTACTGAGCGAATGGGTAAAGCTAAAGCAAGCGCAAAACACGCTGGAAAATTCCAAGAAGAACCACCCCGAGCAGTGGCGCGCCTACGATCAGCGCCAGAAAGACTTGAAGAAGCTGCGCAAGGGCGACAAAGTGCACCGCCCATACACAAGCCCGAGTGAGCCGCACGGCAGCATTGGCGTTGTTGAGCGCCGAAATCCGAAGAACTGGCGGGTAACGGATTCCGAGACCTCGCCCAACAGCAGCCTGATACCGGTGGAGGCGCTGGCACCGGAAGGATCGTTTGCCGAAGCGCAACCGCAGGCCAGTCAACAGGATCGAGCGCGCGACATCGAGGCCTTGAAGGGCGTGTGGCGAGAGATTGGCCGCGAACACCCCACCGTTGAGTTTGAAGCGGTGATAATGCGACCCCTGAACATGATGGATCGCATCGAGAGCGCTTTTGGCAGAAAAGAATCTTCAGACTATATCAAGACTCTGATGAAGCAGGCCGAGAAAAAGGCTGCGTACACTGAGGGCCAGAAGTCAGCAACCAGCCAGCAAGACAGCAAGCCGGCACGGCGCCGGCCAGGCAAGCCCGAGCTGTGGGATGAGCTGAGCAAGCTGTCAGAGAAAGCCCGAGAGTTGCCGATTGATGTGTCCGCAGACGACGTGTCATATCAGTCAGCCAGAGACGCATATAGCGGGATCTCTTTCAGCCCTGATGGCCGAGCCATTCAGGAGCAGATGGAGTACCTGCAGGAAATGCTGTCGCTGCACGACCGCATGTCAAAGCTGGCAGACACCGAAGAAAAGCAAGCAACGCTATCTGCCGAGCTGCAGCGCTATAAGGCCAATTACCTGAAGCACAATAGCGCCGTTCTGGCTGCCAAGTCCCGGACTATGAGCACCATGATTACGGGCGGCTCAAAATTCCCGGCTCAGCGAAACCAGAAGCGACTGAACGCAGAGCATAAACGGGTGGAAGAGTTTTTGGCGTGGCGTGACAAAGCGCAGAAGAGCATCGCTAAAAAACTGACCCCGGAAAGCGCCGCCATCTCATCCACCGACTCAGACGCAATCAGCAAATTGCGCGCGAAGCTGGACGGGCTGGAGCAGGCGCAATCCCAGATGAAGGCCGCCAACAAGATAGCTCGCAACAAAAAGCTCGATGAGGCAGGGAAGATTCAGCAACTGCAGGATGAAGCAGGCCTCTCTGATGCAATGGCACGCGAGATCCTGGAGCCGGACTTCGCTGGTCGTGTCGGCTTCCCTTCCTACTCGCTATCCAACAACAACGCAGAAATTCGCCGCGTGAAAAAGCGCATTGAAGAGCTGGAGGCGCGCAAGGAAGTTGCGGGCGCCGTGGGCGGTCTTGTATCCGCTGACTTCGATGGCGGAACGGTTGAGCTCGACTACAATGCAGGGTACGTTCGCATACTACACGACGAGAAGCCTGGCGCCGATGTTCGCAAGGCGATGAAGGGTGCCGGCTTCCGCTGGACCCCGAGCGAAACGGCCTGGCGCCGCAAGCTGAATAATCAGTCGATGTGGAAGGCCGAGCAGTTGACCGGCGCGGATCTATCGACAGCTCAGAAGCAAGCCTACCAGCCGGATTCAAGCAACGCCGGCAACGATCAGGCAAGCAGCGAGATCAGCCGAAACAGCGAGAAAGACCCGTATGAAAGCCTCGAAACAAGGCCGGACACCCAACAAGAGCAGATCAATGAAGGCCGCTCCGCGCTTCAGGATCTATTCCGACAGCTCAACAATCGCTATAAGCGAAACGGGCTCCTTGGTGCTGACGGAGGCGAGATCTCCCTACTTGGTGCCCGAATCTACAAAAACTTCCAGGAAGGAAAGCCCAACCAACTGATCGGCAACAAGGTTCAGAACCCGAGAGATCTGGCCGCGCTGGCCCAGGTGTACCGCGACCCCCGGTTTGAAACTTTCCGCTTCATTCTGACCAAGAAGGGCGAAGTGGTCTCCGAGCAAGGCATTACGTCGCGCCTGCCTGCCTCTGTGGCATTCGATGGCCTGGACAGCATTGTGGGCGACCTCAAGCGCACAATGGCCGACACCGATGCAGACGGTTACTACATGCTGCACAATCATCCTTCCGGGAAATCCGGCCCATCGAAGGCAGACATAGATTTCACCAGGAAGGTGGCCTCAAGAGTGGGCGGGTTTATTGATCACGTTGTTGTGGATACAAACGAATACTCGGTGATCAGCGCCGAAGGCGCCGCATACACAAAGCAGGATGAAAGCCTGCAATCCGCGGATTTCTGGACGAGCCCAGAGAAGCCGCACGACCTGCTCGGATTCCGGATTAACGACCCAAAGAAGGCCGCCTCTGCAGCCAAGCAGCTGCAAGAGCCGGGCAGAGCCGTATTGATTGGCACGTCTGCAAAGCTGGACGTGACCCTGATCAGCTCCATGCCTTACAGCATGGTGGAGAAGCTGTCATATATGACCCCGCCAAAAGACCGCAGGGAAGCCGTGGCAGCGCTGCGCCGCATGTTCCGGGCCTCCGGGTCTGGCGGTCGCGGCTTCGTTGTTGTGGAAACTGAGCAGCAAGCGCGAAACTTGTCTAACTTGATGCGCGACGGCATTGTCGTTGATATCGCCACGCCGGAAGGGTTCAGCCTGGCGCAAGCAGAAAGAGTAAGGTACCAGCCAAACTTTATGGACAGGATTCCGAAAAAATCATTGCGAGTAGGTGAGGGTGAGGCCGAGTTTGGCCAGACCAAAACCGATGCCTTCCGCGAGTGGTTTGGTGATAGCAAGGTGGTGGATGATGGCGGAAATCCGCTGATCGTCTACCACGGAACCAGACAAGAGTTTGATGTTTTCGACATGAGTCGAACTGGCGAAAACACGCCATACACCGAAGATGACCTGTCTGGCGCGCACTTTCATTCTGATTACGAAGACGCTGAATTCTACACAGAGCCAGAGGATCTTGACGGGAACCAGAGAGAGGGCGATTCCCCGAGGGTTATTGAAGCCTATCTTTCGCTTCAGAACCCGTTGACGGTAGATGTAGAAAAGAACGAAACCAATTACTTCGATCAAAATACCAGCCGACTGCTTGACGCCATGGAGGATGGGGAGCACGACGGCATCATCGTGAACGGCAAGGATGGGTCGCTTTACTTTGTACCAGCGGCCGAGCAAATCAAATCCGCCACCGACAACACCGGCGCCTTTGATCCGAGCGATCCAAGCATAATCCGAGAGCCGGGAAGCGAGTTCGAAACCGGCCAGTCGGACGACGATGCTGATATTCCCGTACTGGACGCCCAGCCCTTCAGCGCTCCCAGTGACACGCTTGTGCGCCGTGCAGTGGCCAAAATCGCCGACAAGTTCACCGTCTTGAAAGGCGTGCAGGAGCAAATCAAACAGGTCGCTGGCGATATCCCGGAAAGCGCAGACGCCTACATGGCCGAAGAGCTGTTTCACGGCAAAGTCGAAAACGATATCCGCTTGATTCAGGAGCAAATGGTAGAGCCGCTGGCCCGGGATATGGCGGAATACGAAGTGAGCCTGGAGCAGCTGGACGAGTACCTGTACGCCAAGCACGCACCAGAGCGTAACGCGGTTATCGCCGAGCGCAACGAGGAAATGCCGGACGGCGGTTCTGGCATGACCGATGCCGAGGCCAGGGGGGTAATCGGAAGAATCGAGCAATCCGGAAAACTGGGCGAGTACAAGATGCTGGCTGATCAGGTTTACCGGATGCTGGAAAGGCGCCGCTCAATCCTGCAGGAAGCAGGCCTCTTGGACTCCGACGCTATAGGCGCCTGGGAAGCCACATACCAGAATTACGTGCCGCTCAAAGGCTGGGCTGCCGACGAATCTCAGGATGGGCGTCCCCGTATTGGCAAGGGCTTTGCCATTTCGGGTGTTGAATCCAAGATTGCAGGCGGCCGGCGCAGCCTGTCAGCCTCGCCAGTCGCTTACGCCATAAGCGATTTGTCCGAAGCCGTTCTGCGTCACCGGAAAAACGAGGTTGGCCAGACCTTCCTAAACCTGGTGCGCGAGTTCCCGAACGACAGCTACTGGAAGGTTTACACCGAGGAAAACCCGGAGGTTGAGCGCAAGCCGGTTCGAGTGAAAGACCCCGCCACCGGTAAAGCGCGCATTGAGGTCAGGGAGCAGGTGGTGCCCATGGCCATGATGAGCGACCGGTATTTCACCGTGAAGGAGGACGGCAAAACCCTTTACGTGAAAATCGAAGACGAGCGCCTGATGAACGCCATGCGCAATGTCGGGCCTGACGTGAACGGGGTTTTGGTTCGGGCGCTGGGCGCCGTCACTCGCGTTATGTCGTCGCTCAATACCAGTTACAACCCGGAGTTCGTGATCTCCAACTTCTCCCGGGACATTCAAACCGCGCTCTTGAACCTGACGTCTGAGCAGACAGCCGAAGATGGGAAGATTGCCGGCGAGAAGATTGCCGCCAAAACCCTGAAGGACACCGGCACCGCCATTCGAGCGATTAACGCCAGCCTGAAAGGCAAGGCCCTGGAGGGCAAAGCGGGGGAGTGGCAGAAACACTTTGACCAGTTCCGTGCCGATGGTGCAAAAACCGGCTGGTTTGACATGAAGGACATAGACGGCCAGGTACAGGACATCGAGAAGCTGGTGAAGATGGCCAGCGGCGGACCAATCAGCCTGAACGGCTTGCGCCGGGCATTCCGGTGGACGACGGACTGGGTGGAGAACACCAATAGCGCCATTGAAAACGGCGTGCGGCTGTCGGCCTACGTGAACGCGATTGACGCCGGAGTGAGCCGAGAGAAAGCGGCCAGCCTGGCCAAGAACATGACCGTGAACTTCAACCGTCGGGGTGAGCTTGGCACGGCCATTAATGCGGTCTACATGTTCGCCAACGCCTCAGTTCAGGGCACCAATAACTTCGTGCGCACCCTGGGCCGACTGAACGGCAGGAAGGGCGACCCGATGTGGGGTCGCATGAATAAGGCTCAGAAGATTGCGGCCGGCATGGCCGTGAGCGGGTTTATGCTGTCACTGCTGAACCGCCTTGTGGCCGGTGACGACGACGACGAGGTGAACTGGTGGGACAAGGTGCCCGACTACGTGAAAGAGCGGAACATCGTTATCATGAAGTCGCTGGTGGGTGGCGAGCCCGGGGAATACTGGACGATTCCTCTGCCATACGGCTACAACATTTTCCCGGTAATGGGCGCCCAGGCCGAGCACTTGCTGTTCAGCGAAAGCCAGACCGCTATGGATGCAGCCAGCAACGTAACCCTGGCCACGCTTGGCAGCTTCTCGCCCATCGGCTTCGAGCAGTCCGAGGAGGCGTATGGCGCGCTCATCAAGAACGTGACGCCGACAATCCTGAGGCCGGTTGCCAGCATTTCTCTGAATGAGAACTTCATGGGCGGCCCCATCTTCAAGGAAAATTTCCCGTTCGGCACGCCGAAGCCAGACAGTGCGATGAATTTCCGGAGCACGCCAGAGATGTACAAAATCCTGGCGCAAAGCCTGAACAGTGCCACGGGCGGCAACGAGCAAATGAGCGGGGCGGTGGATCTCAGCCCGGACGTGATGCGGTACCTGGTTGGCTACTACGGTGGCGGGGCCTACGACTTCTTCACAAACCGCTCGGTAAACTTTGTCGAAAAGCTGTCGTCACCTGAAGAGCTTGAAGACCGGGAAATTCCATTCGTGCGCAAGCTGAGCGGCCGAGTGCTGCCCTATGAGGATCAGTCCAAATTCTACCGTCGGCGCGACGAAATCAATCAGATCGTGAGTAGGCGGGAGGCGATCACCGGGCGGGAGCGCGTCGATTTCGTGCGAGATTATCGTGAAAAGCTCCGCCTGAAGCCGATTGTGGACGCAACAGAAAAACGCCTCAGCCAGCTCAGGGAGCAGCGAGACCGCATTGAAGGCAGTCGCACGCTGTCAGAGAAAGCGAAGATCCGCCGGATGGAGATGGTGGAGCAGCGGATGAAGAAGGAGATTGACCGTTTTAACCGCCTCTATAACGAGACTGACTGACCGATGCTGGCCATGGACGGTCTTTATCCGCCTGCACTGGCTCGGGACTCGAGTCGCCTCTCAACCTCCCGAAGCTGGCCGCCACTCATTACGTCCCGCATTTCCAGGATGACGGATTGCTGCTGCCTTATCTCTCGAAGTGAGCCTACGTACAGCGCCATGAAGGTGCAAGCTATAAAAATTAAAGCCACGATGGCGTCCTGGCTTCCGAGCTTTTTGGTTTTACTGAACCGCATAATTCCTCCTGCCTGATAGCCCTCTCCGAAAACTCCGCCTGGCGCCTTTCTGCCGATCCATCACTTCTGACCAGCAGCCCGAATCCCAACAACATTGCTCTCCCCGGACTCCAGGGATGTTACATAGTCGGCCCAGTCCTGCATGAGCTGCCTGCGTTCCGGCAAAAACTGCGCGTGGTTGTAGGCCGCTTCGGTTTTGTCCCGCTTCACGTGAGCCATCTGCAGTTCGATGTGGGGGCCGTGGTACCCGCGCTCATAGAGCAGGGTGGAGGCTGTCGCCCGGAAGTCGTGGCCAGTTACATCACCGGGCGGGTAGCCCATGTTTTCCAGGGCTCGGTTGACGGTCCTCGCACCCATAATCCCTTGCCGGTGAGTGTTCGGGAACAGGTACTGGCCGCTGCCGGTAATGCCGTGCAGCTCTTCTAGCAATTTCAGCACCTGGTCCGACAATGGCACCCAGTGCACTCGGCGCTTCTTCATCTTGGATGCGGGTATTTTCCAGATCCTATCGCCCCAGTCGATGTCGCGCCATTCAGCCCGGCGGGCCTCTACTGTCCGAACGAACGTCAGTAGCAGCAATTCCAGGGCAATGCAGGTTGTTCGCCTGCCGGCGTAATTTTTCAGCCGCTTCAAAAACTCCCCGATTCTGACCGGCTCAAGCGGAGTGGCGTGTTCCGGCTCTGGCACTGTAATGGCTCCAGCCAGAACAGCGGCAGGATCCGCATCCACTCGCATGGTGGATGCGGCGAACCGGAACACCTGGGAGATCCAGCCGCGCACTCGGTTTGCAAATGTTGGCGCACCACGCTTTTCAATGGTGCGCATGATTTCGAGAATGTGGGCAGCGGTCACTTGGCGAATGGGCAGCCTGCCAATGCGAGGGTACACGTTCAGTTTCATGGCCCGCTCAAACTGCCCGGCGTAGTCCTCCGACCAGGTGCGGGATTTCTGCTCTATGTACTCCTGAGCAATGACCTTAAAGGTGTTGCCGCCGTCAGCGATGTTCTCCAGCTTTTCGGCCTGGCGAACGTGGGAGGGGTGGAAGCCTTGCTTGACCAGGGCCTTGGCTTCGTCTCGTTTGGCGCGGGCATCGGCCAGGGAGAGATCCGGGTACTCGCCAATGGCAAACACGTTTTCCTTTCCGGCGATTCGGTACCGGTAGCGCCAGAGCTTTGAGCCAGTCGGGCGAACCTCGATATACAGGCCGCCACTGTCAGCTACCTTGTAGGCTTTTTCGGCCGGCTTTGATCGTCGTATTTTCAGGTCAGTAAGGGCCACTGTGATTCCCGCTGCATGTTCGTTGTTCGGCTGCTTGCGGGTACCCGCTTTGATACCCGCATGATACCCGCAAATCTACCCGCTTTTTTCTCGGATTGAAACGACTGTGAGCGGACAGAGGCGGACGGTAAGGCGGAAATATGCCTTTATAGTCATGGAGATAAGATGGATTAATCGGATTTCAGCGAACAACGGCGAACAGGCCTTGCCAGTCAGTACAGGTTAATGAACTTCTT